TTTGATAATGGAGCTAAAGAACCGGAATTTAGAAAAGCAGCAGCAGAAAAAATTAAGAATGAACTTTCTGCAAAAGATTATAAATCGAGAGCATCAGATCAGATTAATTATGCTTGGGATTTCTTAAAGGGCGGAAATGCAAATGCGGCTAAGAAACTTGAAGAATTAAATCAATTCCACATGGAGCAATTACAAGAAAAAGGAATTGCACCTAGAATTAATCCAGTAACTAAAAATGCAGTAACGATTGCAGACTTTGGAAATTTTGTTATATCTCCGGAATTATTGAGTGAAATAGAGGGTGTTAGATCAGATTTTGCACCATTACTTTCTAAGGTAAACTTTAAGGAAACATTATCGCTTCAAATGGCATGGTTGACTAGATCAGGGGATATTTCCATGACAGAAGTTGAAACTTGTGATGATGGAGCAAATGGTAATGTTAAACCAATTTCTGAATATGGAGCATCAATCAATACTTCAAATCTTCATGAATTAGCGGCTGTTACTCCGGTTTGTAATGCGGCAACTAGATTCTTGGCAGTTGATCTCTTGGGAGATGTAGCGGCTGGATATAGAAATGATTTTGACAGGAAGAAAGCACAGTTGTTAATCGTAAGATTACAGCAAGCTATTAATTCTACTGGAAATAGCACAGAATTTGATGTAACTAGCGATTTGAACTCTATTAAATCATTAATCCAATCAATAAAGGTTGTAATGCAAGCGGTACCAAACGGAACGTTTATCTTTAATAATTCTACATATTGGACTTTAATTGAAAAGTTAGTTGGAATTGGAGCAAATGGTCCACTTTCAAATCTCTTGACGACTGACGATCAACCGGCATTCTTGGGCAAACCATATATCGTAGTGCCTGATGAATTGATGCCATCTCTCGGATTGAATGATACTAAGACATTTACAGTTGAGGGCGTATCAGTAACTATCAATCAAGGAATGTTCTATGTCGATCTTAATACATTCACAGGTAGAACATCAGGCGGATTGAAGTTTGATCTTAGCACAGAAGCGGCTTATGAAGAAACAAGCGGTCAGACGACAACTGTTAAATCTGCATTCCAAAGAAACGAACTCGTACTCAGAGGATCATTCTTCAGGGGCGGAGCAGTCAAAGATGAAAACAAGGTTGCCGGACTCTCAGACTTCGCAATTTCCTAATAACTTCTATTAGGTAAAAATCTCATTCTTTACAAATCAGATTATTTTTGTGGTATGATTAATATATGGATATATCCACATATCAAACATTATCGGGTATAACAGTTTTGGATTCACAGTTGGCTCGTGTTACTGCGGCAATAGCAAGAACTCAGGCAATCCTCGAAACAATGCTCGGTTATTCTCTTGATCCAGTTATCGCGTTACAAAATCAATATAATGAGTCGGGGATTTCTTCGGTTGAGTGTGATGATGATAGTGCTTTGGATCCGGCTGATCCTGTTGAAACTGCATATAGGATTTTTCCTTATAATAGACACGATAAATATTTAAATATTGATCCGGCCACTTCGATTAATAAAGTTAAGTTGATTAGAAATAATATTACTGTTTTGGTAATTGATGATTACAGAGTTGATTATAAGAATGGGTTAATTAAATATTTAAGGCAAGAGAAGTGTTTTTATAGGTGTTATGATGAGTGTCATAATGTTCAGTTAGCGGTTGATGCTGTTTGGTTAGGTGGGGATGATTACCAATTACAAGATTTGCCGGATGATTTACTTTTTGTTTGGAGTGATATGATTACTTTCTATGCTGATGCAAAGCGAAATATTAGAAGTGAAACGCTGGCTACTCATAGTTATACTAAATTTACCAATCAACCTCCTGAAATGTTAAGTCATAATATGGCAGTCTTAAATAAGTATGTTGGTCCGAATGGATCACTTAATAAGACTTTGACAATATGATAGATAGTTTGACTTATCCTGATTTAGTATCATTTTATAAGGTTACAACTACTGGATATAGGGGTAGTAAGGTTATATTGGCTGAAGCTGGTGTAAATTGTTTTTTTCTTCAAAATACAGGATTTAGTGAGGGAAACTTCCAAGAACAGACTGATTCTGACGCTGTATGTTATCCTGATCCTGAAAATAGTTTTATTAAAGAATATAAGAATAGATTAGAGGGTATGTATATTGTTACAAATATTACAGACGAAGATCAAAGTCAAAATTGGTATAAAATAATATCTGTAAGTGTTAATAGGGATCATTTACTTGAAAACGAGATTGATAATATTGAATGTACTCTAAAAAAAGTATCTGAAATAGAAATTGGAGGAGAAAGCTAAATGAATGTTAAATATACTGATAATACAAACCAAGCTAATAATACAATTTTAATAAATGCTTCTGTTTTTTTAAGAAGTATGGCTGATAAGATGATTGAGATTTCAACGCCTAATACGCCTAAAAATAGGGGTAATTTAAGGCAGGATATATTAAAGCAAGTCGTAGGATTGAATGGTAAGGTAAAATGGGGCAAGAATTATGCGGTATTTCAAGAGGAGAAGCAGTTTAGTAATTATACTACGGCAGGAACAGGTCCTCATTTTGCTTTAAATTCGGCTAAAAAATTACCCGGGGAAACTCAATCTATTGCTAAGAAAGTAGGTCTTATATGAATATAACTAAGGCTTTTGTTGATTTTATGCAAAGTAATGGATTTGGTACTTTTAATAGTGATTTATTTATTGGTGGTGTACCTCAAGACGCACCAAATAGGGCTTTGTGGGTTATATCAGCAGGTGGTAATAGCAAAAGTAAGAATGATGCAGGGGAAAAACAGAAGAACTATCTATTAAATGTTTATTTTAGAAATATTGACGGACAAGATGTTTATGATACTTTGCAGGATTTAGAGGAGTTATTAAACTCGGCAAATTGTTTTGAATTAGAGGGTTACGAAGTTATTGAGATTGAAGCTACAATATTTCCCACAGATCAAGACTTGGATATGCAAGAAAGAACGATTGGAATGTTGCAGGTTACTTTGACAATTTACAAGGATTAAATACCTCTCTTGACATTTAGAAAAATAGCTCCTATACTTAATATAGATATGATTATCAAAGGACCATTCACATTAAAATGGGGATCAAATACACTTCAAGATATTGAATCTATTGATGTTTCACATGAGATAGATTCTGCTGATTTTCAAACACTTCAAGGTAAAACTTACGAAATAGACGGATCGTATAAAGTCTCGGCAATAATTACTCTTTTAGCTTCTGATGTTGCGGCTCTTGCAGTATTACTCCCACAACATTTTGTTGCTATGGGAGAGCAATTATCAACTGGGGAAGAAGTTACAAGTGAAGATGGGGCTATTGATATTAAGGCAGCTGCTTGTGATGAAGAACCAATTACTAATAATCTTGATATTCTTTCTTGTGCAAATCCAGCAAATACTTTGAGAATTGTTGATTGCAGAACAAGGATTGAGGGAATAGAGATTGATGGTAAAGTTCAAAAAGTGCAGATTAAGTTTCTTGGAGACGCTGCTGCTGATGAGGCTACAATGCAGTTCTTTGCTGATGGCGGAATATCGCCTGAAAGTTAATTATGTCTGATACAATTATTAATCTAGATGATGGTATAGTAGAAAATTTTAAGTTTAGTATTAAAGGTTATACTTATAATTTCAAACTCCCTAATACTGAAGAGATAGACGAATTGGTATCTTTTGGCAAAGATAGTAAAAAAATCAGAGAATGGTTGTTTAAATTTGTTACTAAGATTAATGAGAAAGACCCTGATATCGCAGAAGTTATTAACAAATCAAGTTTGCAGTATTTTATGGCATTTCAAGATATGGTTATAAAAAAATTAAATATCAATGGCGATAATAAAGGTTAAACAAATTCCTCATAAGAAAATTTCCAGCGTAGATATACTTGGTAGATTTTGTTATTATTTTCCTCAATATACTTATTCACAGGCTAGGAAACTTCCTTATAATAGAGTTATGCAATTATTAAGAGTGGTTGATCGGGAATATGCGATTAGGATGATTGACCTTGTAAATATTGTTGCAGCTCCTCATACTGACAAGGGAAGGCTCGTAAATAAACTTCTTGAAGAATTTAGAGGCAGAGTATAGTAATTTCTGCTAAAATATATCTATGAGTACTATTTCGGGTGGATCAATTGTATGGGATTTAGATGTTGAAGCTTCAAAATTGACAGCTGGATTAAATGAGGCAAAAAGTAAAGTTGATGATGTTGCAAATAAAACTCAAAGTTCATTTTCTAATATAGGCAATTCTATTGTTTCAAGCTTTCAAGGTATTGTTTCTAAGGTTGGTGGTGGATTAACTGAAATAGGTAATTTAGCGGTGTCTAAATTGGGTTTAATTGGTGGTGGAGGATTGGCTGCATTAGGTACTGCGGCTGCATTTTCTGCTTCAAGGGTTGATGAATTGACACTTGCTTTACACGCAATAGGCAAAGCTAATAATATTGCAGCTACTGAAACCGATAAGGCAGTTGAAGCTTTGAGAAAAAATAATATAGCTTATTCTGACGCTTTACAAGTTACTTCAAGATTTATTCAAAATGAATTAGATTTGACTGACGCAGTAAAATTATCAAATGCGGCTAAAGATTTAGCTGTTATAGCAGGTCTTGGATCTTCTGAAGCTACAAATATATTAACTGAAGCTATTTCAGGTCAATCAGTAATGATGTTAAGACAATTTGGAATAGTTACAGGATTAGATGAAGCTTATGAGAAATATGCAAATAGTATTACTGGGACTTCTGTTGCAACTCAAGTTGATTCTAAAAAAACTCAAGCTAATATTGATAAACTTGCAAAATTAAAAGATCAATTAGAGGTTGCAAAGATGAAGATGGGAGAATTCAGTGATGAGGTAAAAGAATCAACTAAGGTTTCAGCTCAAAATAGAATTGATGATCTTACAAATCAAATAGCAGGATTAGAGGGAAAAACTACTGCTTATGCAAAAGCAACAGGAAATGTTTCTGATAATTTGACACAAGCACAGAAAAAACAGGCATTATTAAATGTAATTTTAGAAGCAGGAACTAAGGTTACAGGAACTTATGACGCAGCTATGGAATCTTCTGGGAAACAATTTAGGTCGCTTACTACGCGTATTATTCCTGATTTTATGGTACAGATTGGTAGAGCTTTTGAACCAACATTAGCATTAGCTGTTAATAAAATATCAGAAGCTATAAAAGATATGGGCAAATGGCTTGATGATAATAAGCAAATTGTTGCTGATTGGGGGACTAAATTATCAAAGGTATTTGGAAAGGTTATTGATGGTATTTTTAAGATTGTAGATTTTTTAATTAAAAATAAAGAAATAGTTGTAGGAATGTTGGTTGCTGTTGGATTAGGAATTGCAGCTGTTGCAGTTGGATTTGTTTTGGCTCATGGAGTTGCATTATTAGTTTTTGCAGCTATTACTGCATTAGTTACAATATTCTTGAAGTTAGGTCCTGTTTTAGAAGCTGTTGGAGGATTTTTTATAGATTTATGGAATGGAATAGGAAATGCTTTTGTCTATGGATGGAAAGCGATTGTTAATTTTATAACTAAAAGTATTCCTAATTTAATCGGAAATATAATTAAATGGTTTATGGAATTGCCCGGGAAGATTTTAGATTTTTTTGGATTTTTATTATTAAGTTTTGTTACTGGTTTGGGTTTGATTGTCGGGCTATTTGTTTATGGGGTACCTAAATTAATTAATGATATAGTTAAATGGTTTTCAGAATTACCAAGTAAATTAATGGATATTTGGAACAATATTGTTGAAAATTTTAAAAAAGGTTGGGAGAATATTGTAAATTTCTTTACCATTAAAGTACCTGAAATAGTAGTAAATATTGGTAAGTGGTTTGCTGAATTGCCAGGGAAAATTTGGAATTCTATGGTTGATACTAAAAATAGAGCAGTTGAGGGAATAAAAAATATTTGGACAAGTTTAATTAATGAGGTTAGTTCATGGCCTAATAGAATGTACAATTGGGGAGTTAATTTAATTAATTCGTTTATTGATGGTATTAAATCAGCTTTAAGGAATATTGCAGACTCTTTCAAAAGTGGCATGGAAGCAGCTAAAAGATTAATTGAGGGGCATTCTCCGCCTCTTGCTGGTCCGTTTAAAGATATAGATAAATGGGGTTTTAATATTGGAGATTCTTGGGTACAGGGATTTAAAAATGCGGTGGCCGGTCTTTCTTCGGCAAATATTGGAATTCCTGATTTGTCAGGATTACAAGGTCAACCGGCTCCGGCTTTAGCGAATGGCGGAAATATTGGTAGAAATGGTGGGTTTAATCAGAATATTGATATAAATATTGAGAAAGTTGAAAATAAAGAAGATATTGCGGCTATTGGGAGAGAATTAGGATATAGGGCAAGTTTAATGCTCTAGTGTGAAAAGTCTGTGAAAATATTGGGTATAAAATATAGTCAGAATGGTGGGGGAGTGGTTTTCTGAGGGTAAAAATAGTAGTATAGAAGTTAGGGGAGAGTAGGGGATTATTATGAAAAGTTTAAAAATTAGCGATATTACATCAGGAGAAAGTATAGAATTTGATCAGGATGAAATTGGTGTTTGCGAGGGTTTTGAATATCCTAGTGTAGTTGAATCTATTGAGGATGTTGCCGGAAAGCAAAGTGCTATATTTATTACTTCGAAATTTGGTAGGCGACTTCTTTCGGTTACTGCGTTAAAAAAAGTTCAAACTTATGCGGAAAGAATTAGTATGTTGGGAGTGTTTAAACAGGATGGAATAATGAGGTTATTGGAATTTACGACTTTAAATGATTTAGATTTAAGGGCGGAAGTTGCGATTTCAAAAGTTTTATATCCTTATAATAAAGTTAGAAAACCATTTTTGCTTGAAATGATTGCACCGGATTGGAGATTTTATTCTCAGAATCAGGAAATAAGTAATTCTGCGAGTTCTCCGCAAACAATGACGAATGATGGAAGTGAAGAAACTGATCCTATATTTAGGATTAATGGGGCAGGAAGTGTTTTTGTTTTGACGAATACTACGACAGGGAAAACATTTACTTTGACGATAACGTTGACTTCTTCGGAATGGGTTGAAATAAATGTTAAAGAAAAAACTGTTTTAAAGAGTGATGGAAGCTCGGTTTTCTCGTCTTTGGTTGGAGATTTCTTTAGTTTAATACCCGGAAATAATAATTTGACTTTTGTTGTTACTGGATCAGATGGATCGACATCGTTGAGAACAACTTTTAGGCATGCATATTTGGGAATTTAGAATGACTATTGTATTTTTGAGGAGTGTGCTATACTAATTATATATGCCAGCTACACAAGCATTTTTTGCGGATCATGGAACTCAAACAGGGAGTCCAACTAAGGGTACTACAAGGAGTGCGGCTTCGGATGTAAATTGGAAAAACTCAGATGTTCAGGCAGATGTTTATTCGGATTATCCTGTTTTAGATGGGGAAAACTCTTATCCTATTTGGCTTTTTAGTAAATTTACTTCGGGAAGTTTTAATGAAATTTCGGCAGGGTTATTTGCTCATACTGCCGGTGTTTTGGGTACTGGTTTGACTTTAAAAGGAACTCCGGCTTGTACTGGAGATGGAGATAGGCTTTTATATGTAACGCCAACAACTGCGGCTTTAGCGGCACTTACGACTGATATGACGAGTGTTATTGCTATTGGATCAGGGGTTGCGGTATTTTTTGGGGCGACTGGACCGGAAGCGACAGGAAAAGCGGCTACTGCGGATGGAACAGGAGATAAATTTAGCAATTATTTGACAACTCAAATGCAGACATCAGGGGCGGATGCCGGAGATAGTGAGCAGGTTACTTTAACTTTACAATATAATGAGAATTAAATATGAATAAATTAATGTTTTGTGCTAATTGTCAAAAGGAAACTCAACATGCTGTTAGACTTTCTCCATCGGGAGAGAGTATTTTTATTTGTGGTTGTGGTAGATTTTTAAAATTTCCTGTTGGATTTACGGAAAAACAATTAGAGGATTATTCTAAAAAACACGCAAAAGGAAATAAAGGGCAGGTTTCACTTGTTAAAGTTATTGAGCAATTAGGACTTAAAAAAGTAAAAAAATCTTAATACAATAAGATAAAATCAATACAATGATAAAATTATTCGGATCAAAACCAAAAGTATTAAAATATCTCTTTGAGGTTGAGTTTAAAGATGGTACTGTTTATAAGCAAACTTTGGAAGATAAATCTATTGAGGGTGTTGGATCAGCTTTTACGGATATCGTTAAGAGAATTAATGATATTAGGATTTTTACTTTACGTAATGTTAAAAATAAAAATTGTTGGTCCGTAGATTTAATTACGGGGGAGTTTTATCATAATGGGTATGCTTTTCAAATTGATGATTGCCTTGATCAGTTAATCCCCAAACATTTGATAGCGGAATATCCTAAAAAACTAATCTATTTCAGACAACATCAGCACGATTATAATATGCAAAAAACAGAATTAGCTCACAGAATTAGATATTTTATTGGATATGAATTTGATGTAATGGGGAAAAAATACCAGAGGAAAATTAGTATTAGTTGAAAGGGAATGATACAATAAAAATATGATTAAAACAAATAAATATTTAATAATTGAACTTAGAAATAAAATTGCTTTTAGAATAATTGAACAAAAAGCTAATATTTTGTATTTTAAAAAAATAATTAGACAATCAAAAACAAATTCCCCTGAAATAGTAGATGCTTTTAAAAAGAAAAATATTAATGAAGAAAATTTATTTAAAGATGAAATATTTTTGAAATGTATTGATGAAATGATAAAAGGAGGTAAATACTAATGGCACAAGTTAAAGTTTTGGTTGTTGGAGGAGGAGGAAGCGGAGGGAAAGCTAATTTAACTTCCGGTTTTTCTTCTGGTGGAGGTGGAGCTGGTGGTTATCAATATAATCCTGCATTAGCTGTAACTCAAAAAAATTATTCTATTACGGTTGGCAATGGAGGAGCTGCAAAATCTACTGCTGGAATTGGAAATGATGGAGAAGATTCTGTTTTTGATGTTGGAGGAACGCCTCTTACTGCTGATGGTGGTGGAGGAGGAGGAGGAGGGAATGCAAATATAAGTGGAAATAGCGGAGGTTCGGGAGGAGGAGGAGAGGGAACTGGAACAGGGGGATCAGGAACAGGCAGTCAGGGTTATGCTGGTGGTAATGGTTCAGGTTCAGGGCAAGATGCAGGTGGAGGAGGGGGAGGAGCAAGTCATACTGGTTATAATGGAGTTATTGGGGATGGTGGAGGAGATGGAGGGGTAGGAACTTCAAATTCTATTACTGGTAGTGCTGTTACTTATTGCGGTGGTGGTGGAGGTGGAGCTTATGGGGATGTTAATTCTCCGAATGGTGGAGGAACAGGTGGATCAGGAGGAGGAGGAAATGGAGGAAGACATACAGGTCCTTTAACTAATGCAACTGCTGGAACAGATGGTTTAGGTGGAGGAGGGGGAGGCGGTCTTGATGGAGATGGGGCAGCAGGAGGAAAAGGTGTTGTTATTATTGCTTATAAAACAGATGGAAGTGATGGAGTATCAGATGATTCTACTGGTGGAACAATATCAACTTCAGGAGATTATACTATTCATAAATTTACCTCTAGTGGAACTTTTGGATGTGTTTTAAGTGTTTTAAATCCTACAGTTACTACAGATGACCCAGCTACTGATATTACATCGGTTTCTGCTCAAGGTGGTGGAGAAGTTACCGATGATGGTGGTGGAACAATTTCGGAAAGAGGTATCGCTTGGGGAACTTCTGCAAATCCAACCATTGCAGGAAGCCACCAAGCTTCGGGTAGCGGAGTGGGAACATTTACCGCAGGAATGACAGGATTACTCCCCAACACGCATTACTATTACCGTTCTTATGCTACAAATGAGGCTGGGACAGCTTACGGAACAGATGTAGAATTTGATACTTTAGATTGTGTTATTAGCGGAAATGTTATTTTAAGCGGAAGTCCAGTTGAGGGGGCGAAAATTACTTTAATTGACTCAGATACGGATGTGATTGTAGATACTCAGGAAACTGATGCAAGTGGAAATTATGCTTTTACAGAATTGGATGTAACAAAAATGTATCATTGTGTTGCGGAATACATTGATAATTATGATATGTATAATGCGAAGTCGTTGCCATTTTTGACACCGGCTGAAGTTTAAAAATATGATATGCAAAATATTAAAAAAAAAACTATTTCTAGGCTTCTTTTAACTTCTGAGAGGGGGATTTTATAGTGAATTACACACCGCCGGCAGGTAATAATGCTGATTTTGAATTAAAATCTTATACTCCGCCTAGTGGAGATAATGCGGATTTTGATCTTTCGCAAAGCACGCAAAAAACTATTTTAGGAAAAGTCCGAATATATTTAAAAACTGTTAAGACAATATTGGGTAAGATTAGAATATCTGTAAATACTTCAAAAACTATTCTAGGAAAAGTTTTTATAATTCTACCGGCAACAAAGAAAACTATCAAAGGAATTGTTGATATTTTTAAATCAACCTCAAAGAATATTTCGGGTAAAGTAAGTATTCTTTTTCAAACACAAAAAACAATAACTGGAAAGATTAGAATACGAAAACTTGAGGGTGGAATTAAATATAGAATTTTAGTTAAGGATGGTTATGGAAATTTGATTGGAGAATTCGAAAAATTTAGAGCATTAAAATTTGGTAAAAGATTAAATAATTATGGCACTGCTTCTTTTGAGATTCCGATGAATGATCCAAAAGTTTCTGATTTGATTTTGTTAAGGGTTTATACAGTTGAGATTTATGAATATAGGAATGAAACTAATGTTTTGGTTTGGGCCGGAGAACAAGCTGTTAGAGAGGGTAATTTAAATAAAGATAAAAATAATTGGTGTACGATTTATTGTTACACATGGTTGGAGCAATTAAAAGATAGATATACGGATGCGGTTAGAACTTTTGAGGCTACGGATCAGGGTTTAATTGCTTGGACGTTGATTGATGAAACTCAAAGTGATGGTTATTATGGAGATTTCGGGATTAGATTAGGAACGATTGAGGCGACTGTTGATAGGGATCGCGAGTATTTTAATCAGAATATTATGGAAGCCTTGATTAATCTTTCTAATGTTATTTCGGGTTTTGATTTTGAAATTACTGATGCAAAGATTTTTAATGCTAAAAGTGTTATTGGAACTGATAAATCGGATGATATTATTTTTGAATATGGTGTAAATATTTCGAGTATGAAAATAGTTGAAGATTTTGTTAATCCTGTTAACAGGGCGATTGTTTTGGGGCAATCGACTGATGATTTAAATAATTTGGTTAGGATTCAAAGAGATAATGATTCATCACAGGCGTTGTATAAATTAAGGGAGATTACAGAATCGGCAATGACGGTTACTGAAACTCAAACTATGGAAGATATTGGGGATTCTTATTTGAGAAAATATGCACAGGCGTTATTTAAAATTGATATGGAATTGGTAATGTCAACTAAATTTACTATGGTTAATTTCGGATTAGGCGATGTAATTAGGTTAATCGTAAAGGATGGAATCTATGATATTAATGAGCAGTACCGCGTATTTGAGTGGAGTGCGGAATGTGGAACTGGTAATACTGTTAAATTATCGTTAGTTTTAGGTAATTTTACTTTATGATAGGAGAAAATTATGGCAAGTAATTTAAATACAATTACAGTAGCAAATTTATTAAATATAATTGCGAGATTAGAGGATCGTGTTAAACTTCTTGAAAGAATAATGCAAGGTCAGCCGATTGCTGTTGTTAGAATTGCGGATGCCTCGATTACAAATGCTAAAATTCTCAGTTTAAGTGCGGATAAAATCACGACAGGACAGCTTTCGGTTACTACGAGTATTTTTATTGGGGATGTTTCCTCGGGAGATTATATTGAGGAAAGCGGTGGAGATGTAAATATTGTTATGTTTAAAGATGATGTTGCTCAATTTTTATTCGGGCAACAAACTTAATTATGAATTTAACCGCTTTAGAACAGGCTACTTTAAGTCGAAAAATCTCTCAGATTGGCGTTCGGATTAAAAGAATGGAAGATTTATTAAATGGGCAGCCGATTACTACAGTTAGATTTATGGATGCTTTGATTACGAGTGCAAAAATTGCTTCTATTTCTGCTAGTAAAATTACGACTGAGGAAATGAATGTTGGAACGGATATTTATATTGGGAGTGTTGCAAGCGGAAATTATATTAAAAAAAGTGCTAGTGAACTTAGGATTATTCAATATATTGGTGGAATTCCTAGAATAGTTATTGGGGATGTTAGTGGTGTAATGGTGGTTAGGGTTAGTTTACCCGGATATAATGCTTTGACTGATACTAATCCGGATCACTTTGCTTTATATTCAGATCAGGACTGGATATTAATTAAGGAATTTGCACGAGGGGATGAAACTGTTGTAAGCGGTGGGAGTAAAACAATTACGCATAATTTGGGATATGTGCCTTTGGTTATGGTATATTCGAAGTCAGGAGATACTTGGAGTATTGTCGATGGAGAAGATATTGAGGTAACGACTACAACTTTAAAAGTTTGGTTGACTAATGGAACGAGATTTAAATATTATATTTTTTACGATAATCAATTATGATTTTAGCACTTACAAAAAATGGAATTGATGTAAAGACGGCAACGGATCCGAATGATTTTATTTATCACTCGGATTATAATACGTTTAAAATAATTGGAAATGATACTGAGGATTTTACAATTCCGGCTAATTCGACTGCGATTTATACTGTTGAGCATGGTTTGTTAATTGTGCCTTTGGTTAAGGCATTTATGAGGGAAGATACAAAAAATGCGGTAGTTACTCAAAATAATTCTATTGTTGATGTGGTTGGGTTATCTTGTTATCTTTCGCTTGATGCGGTTGGGGCTGATTATACACAGTTAAAATTTACGATTACAAATCATGATTCGTCAAGTCATGTGGCACATATTCGATATTGGTTATTTGAGGTACCTTTATAAAATATGCAATTTACTGAAAGAATACCGAATAATTGGGAAAATGGATATTGGGCCGGATCATGGGCGTCCGGAGATGATTTATATAGTAGTTTTGGGATGGGTAAAAATTATTATGGAAATGATAATTATTGTGGTATTCGTTTTCCAAATGTAAGTATTCCAAAGGGATCGACAATTACGAGTGCGTATTTGAAGTTAACGGATGAAGAAACTAAGAGTTGTACTGTTCATGCTAAAATTTTTGGAATTGATGAAGATAATACTGCGGATTTTCATAGTGATCCTATTGGGCGTTCAAAGACTTCCGCGAGTGTGGATTGGGATCAGGTAAATCAGGTTGTAAATACTGAAAGAACGTCTGCGGATATTAAGGCAATTATTCAGGAAATAATTGATAGAGCCGGTTGGAGTAGCGGAAATTCTATTGGTTTTATTTCTCAGGATGATGGAACTTCGAATGATAATATTTTGAGATTTTGGAGTTATTACGGAGCAAGTGCAAAGGCTCCATATTTAGAGATTAATTATAGTCCCCCATCTAATTTGATTACAAAGGATTTATCTTATAAGGTTAGGCGGTCAATGCCTGTAATTACTAAGTTGCTTCGGTATTGTATTACAGATCAGGAACTTTTGCCGGTTGTTTTTAATGGTATTAAAATTTCAAAAGATGGGCATGATGTTAGAAATACGAAAAATCCCAATAATCTTAAAATTTCTTCTGATTATAATACTTTAAAATATTTTTTAAATGATACGCATCAAATTCATGTTTCGGAAGATGAATATACGCTTTATAATGTTACTGGGTATATTGAGCATAATTTAGGTTATTTCCCTTTTGCAGAGGTTTATGTAAAAGATGATTTAATGAGTGCGTATAATCCGCTTGGGAGATTTCAGGCAGGATCAGGAGCTTCGCGGTCTTATTTTTTCTATGTTACGACTACGAGATTATATTTTATTATTAATGGGTGGACTGGTAGTAGTGCGGTTGATTTTGATGCTGATTTTTATTATAAAATATTCAAAAACAATCTTGGTTTATAAATGTTAAAATAAATATATGGCGGCAACAGTTGAAATTTGCGAATCGAATGGAGCAGGAGAAACAATTACGCATGATATTAGTAATGCGAATATGGGTGGTGCCGATGCGGCAGAGCTTGATCCGGTTTCAAATCCTATTGATGCAGGGGATCGAAGTTATATTAAATATCAGAGAGTTCATGTTACTGCGATGGGTGGATCGTCAAGTATTGGAACTTTAAAGGTTTTTAGGGCTGGGGTGTTGGGTGGATCCGCTACGCATAAAACAAATGCTAGGACTTCTTCTTATGGTGGGGCTTTAAGTTATGCGACTCCGGTAAATACTTCTGTTTCCGGTGTAGATCAAGATATGCCTACGAGTGAGCCGGCTTCGGCAAATCTCGGAATTGGTGGGGCGTTGGCCGGAACGCTTACGGATGTTGGATATTCTGATTATTTGGGGCATCAACTTATTACTGATGCGGATGATGATGAGGGATCAGATAGTGATTTAAGTTTTGTTTATAGTGAAACTGTATGAAAAAAAGATGTCCTAATTGCAAGAGATGGTTTAATAATAATGAAGAATATTTAAATCATGATTGTGTTAAAAAAGAAATTAAAAAATCTTCTAAATTAGGAATGACCGTTGAGGAAATAAAAAATGGATTATAAATTTTTTCGGAAAGAAATTAAAAAATGGGAAAAAGTTGAGTTGGTTTTGTGGGTTTGGGAAGTTATTTATAAGGATAATTCTAGGTTATTTCAGTATGGAGAAGATGGTATTTTCCATCAGATTAGAGAGATAGATCAATCTAAATTAGCGGTATTTTCAATGCGGAATGTTGAAACTAATCAAAGAGTTTGCTTGTTTTTTAAAGAAGGTAAAAAATTATTTCATGAATACGAGAATGCAATAATTAATATTGGGACCAAAAAAGAGGAAAAATTGAGGGCTTTTATTTTCGGATTTGAGGGTAATTATATTGTAATTACTATCGATAATCATATTATTTTTACTGATAATTATAATAATGTTGATTGTTTTGGTGGGAAATTACCTTATAAATAATATTGCATTGATATAATAAAACTGATACTCTTAATATATGGAAGAATATATTAAGTTAATTGCTAGTCAAGGATTTGGTTATCTTCTTTTTGTAGCCTCGATGTTTGTTTGTTTTTTCCTCTATAAAGAAAATCGTAAATTGAATCAGGATAAGGTTGATATTTCGGAAAAGCGAGTTGAAGATTTAAAAGAGGCTCAGGCTAATTATGGTAAAATGTCTGAGGCATCACAGATTGTTGCCCAAAATACGCTTACAATAGTAACAAATTTACAAAATCTATTAAATAAGGCAAAATAATATGATACATTTTAAATTTTGGAAAATATTTTTGGGAAGTGATAAAAAATCCTCTGAAAGAGTTGAGGCTAAAACTCTTGAAGCTGATCTAATCAAAGCTCAAACAATGGAAGATATAACACGAACTAAAGAGAATATCGATAAAATAAATCGAGATACTAATATCAAATTAAAAAATGTTAGTAAGGATTTAAATCAGATCACGATTAGATTCGCGATCGGAATGGGGAGAATAAAAGGATGTTGAATTTAATAGGAAATTATGGGGCTGAGGTTTCGTTTATAATTAGGTTGTTAGCAACTATTATTTTATTGTGGCAAATTATTCCTTTACAGGTTAAAGAATCACAAGTTAGGAATGGTTTGAGAAAATTTAGAGTTCAACTATTAATCGTTGATTTTACTTTACTTTTAACAAACTTATTTGCAATGGTGCTTATTGCCATGACTAAAGGACAGGTTGAATTTTTGCCGGTTTGTATTCAGATAGTAAATGCAATCTCAATTTTGATTTTGGTTATTGTTTTATATTATATGTATCACGATCAATATACTCCGGAATCAAAGGAGATTCATAGACGAGTTGACAGATTAAAAGAAAAGAATATAATTAGTTAATGACACCTTTTAAAAGGGGTTACAAAATTACTCAAAAGTTTGGTGTAAATTCCGCAAATTATCTTCCGTATGGTTTTAATGGGCACGAGGGTATTGATTTAGTTCCAACTG